TGTTAGAAAGTGGTTATGGTAATGCTAAAAAATATATGGTTGAGGTTTTAAAAGGTAAGCCATTAGTAGGTAAACAATTAAAATACATTTACTTAATAGATAAAACATGCAAAATAACCGTTCCTATTTTACCATTCAGCAAAATAGACGAAATGGGCGCGGGTATGTATAAAGGAGAAAAAATAACAATAGCCGAAAGGCAAATATAACAACTGCGTGATTAGCATATACAGTAATGCGTTTGGCAATCCAGCCAAAAGAAAGGGTGCAATTCCACTATCACGCTCAAATTAAATTACAATGGCATTTGACAAGATTAAAATATTTGAACAGGCAAAAGAAATGGTAGTAAAACATAAATTGTTTTTTATGGATGAAGTGCCTGACTTTTTGCCTTGCAGTCGTTCTACTTTTTATGATTTTTTTCCTAATAAATCGGATGAATTGGATACATTAAAAGAGTTAATTTCAATTAACAAAACTCAAATTAAAACATCAATGCGATCCAAGTGGTATCAATCTGACAATCCAACTTTGCAAATGGGATTGATGAAATTAATTTCAACTCCTGAAGAGCTGCGCAAACTATCTATGACTCACAATGCAGTTGAAGAAGTTGAGAAACCAATATTTAAAACAATCGATTTAGATGTTGACCAAAACGACAGCGCAGAATAAAATAAGCAATCTTAAAAAGCGGGTGCGTATTGTTCAAGGTGGCACTTCTTCATCAAAGACCTTTAGCATTATTCCTTTGCTTATTCAATATGCTATTCAAACTCCAAACAGCGAGATATCAATAGTTGCTGAAAGCATACCGCATTTAAGGCGTGGTGCAATTAAAGACTTTATTAAAATAATGAATTGGGTCGGTAATTTCAAAGACGATAATTGGAATAAATCAAACCTAATTTATAATTTTAGTAACGGAAGTTATATTGAGTTTTTTTCTGCCGATATGCCTGACAAACTTCGAGGTGCGAGGCGTGATATTTTATTTATAAACGAGTGCAACAATGTAACCTTTGAAAGCTATCAGCAGCTATCAATAAGAACTAAAAAGTTTATTTATTTAGACTATAATCCAACAAACGAGTTTTGGGTACACACAGAGCTTTTAAGCGATAAAAATTCAGATTTTGTAATACTTACCTATAAAGATAATGAGGCTTTAGATAAGGCCATAGTGAGCGAAATAGAACGTGCAAAAGATAAAGCCTTAACTTCTTCTTATTGGGCTAATTGGTGGAACGTTTACGGGCTTGGACAGATAGGAAGCCTCGAGGGTGTTATCTTTAATAATTGGAAACAAATAGATACTATTCCGAATGATGCAAAGTTATTAGGTACAGGAATTGACTTTGGATACACAAACGATCCAACTGCAATTATAGAAGTTTATAAATGGAATAACCAAAGGATATTAAACGAGATATGTTATCAAACACAATTATCAAACGCTCAAATATCAAAGTATATTACCAATCGTTTACCTTGCTATTGTGATAGTGCCGAACCTAAATCAATAGCAGAATTAAGACGGTTAGGATTAAACGCAACCGGTGTTAAAAAGGGAGCTGATAGTATTAACTTTGGTATTCAAATAATGCAGGAGCAGGATTATCTTATTACAAAGTCATCGACTAATCTTATAAATGAATTTAGGAAATATAGTTGGGATAAAGACAAACGTACAGGAAGTCAAACAAACAAGCCAATAGATATGTTTAACCATGCCATGGATGCAGTTCGCTATCACGAAATGGAAACAATAGGAATAAAAACTCAAAAGACAGCTTCCGACTTTAGATAAAATCAAAACACTTTTTTGTCGTTATAATGGTATGAAGATAAACATACCAACATCGCTACAGGATATAACGCTGAATCAGTTTGTAGAGTTTCAAAACTCGGAGCAAACAAATCAAGATTTAGTATCAATCTTTTGTGAGATTGAAAACACCAATCTATTACAGTTAAAAGACTTTCAAGAAATAACTGAAATGGTTACAACCGCTTTGAATAGCAACCCTAATTTTTATCGCAGATTTGTTTACAAAGGTGTTCACTATGGGTTCATCCCAAAGTTAGATAACCTTTCAACGGCTGAATATATCGATTTGGAAATGTATATGGCCAAGCCTGAAACGTTTTATAAAGCGATGTCGATATTATACAGACCGGTTGTAAAGTATAAACGTAATTGGTTTAAAAAGACAGAGCCATTTTATGATATTGCACCTTACACCGGAACAAATGAAATATTTAAAGATGCTCCAAGTGAATATTATTTGGGTGCGTGTGCTTTTTTTTTCGCTTTACTGAACGAATTAGAAAGTTACACAGTGGCCTATTCGATGCGTATTTTGAAAAAGAGCAAACAAGGGAGAGCCTATTTAACGCAAAGTGGGGTTGGTATGTTAGCATCCGAGCTTTAGCAGAGTTGAACCATAAAGAAGAAGAAGAAATATTAGAATATCCAATTTCAAAAACGTTAAGGATATTGGAATTTGAAAAAGAAAAGGCAGAGTGCGCTACTGAAATGATTAAAAAGCAAAACAAATGAGAGGATTTTATTTAACGATTGAACTATTAAAAGATTTACTACAGGATGATGTCAATGTGCATACTATTGTTCATGGGTTAAAATCCGGTATGGATATAAATAAAAAAAATATATTCCCTTTGGCGCATTTGCAAGTTACATCTTCAACTGCTGATAATCAATTTATATCTTTTACGTTTGAGGTTGCTGTAGTGGATTTGAGAAACATAAGTAAAAAGATAGTAACCGATAAATGGCTGCAAAACGATAACGAGTTGGATAATCTTAATACATGCCATGCGGTTTTGAATAGATTGGTTACAAAGTTAAGACTGCAAAATAATGCTGACAAAATAGAGTTAAATAATACTCCTATTTTAACTCCGATAATATTTGAAGATATGAACTTGTTGGATGGATGGCGAACTGAATTAGAGTTGATAATTCCTAACAACGAAATCAATGTCTGTTAGTAAGAAAAATACAGAGATAGCTTTGAAGCAATTTATCAATGAGGTTGTTTCAAAGGCACGTACAAATTTAGCACGTAAGGGTAAGAATGCGAGTGGCAATTTATCAAAGTCAATTAGCGGTGATTACAAAGTAAGTCCTAACAGTTTTGAGATTTCATTCTCAATGGAAGATTACGGAACGTTTCAAGACTTGGGAGTAAAGGGTGCAAGGTCAAGTAATAAAGCTCCAAATAGTCCTTATAAATTTGGAACAGGAACAGCTCCGAAAGGAATGTTTAAAACTGCTATCAATGCTTGGGTAATTAGAAAAGGAATAGCACCAAGAGCAAACGGAAAGTTTGCAAGTAGATCCCAAATGTTATTCAATATACGCAGGTCAATATTTAACACAGGGATAAGGCCAAGTTTGTTTTTTACGGATGCCTTTGCAGTTGGATTTAAAGGATTAGATAATGCAGTATTAGAGGCATATGGATTAGATGTCGAATCGTTTTTAAAATTTAGTTTAGAAGATAATGGGAAAAAGGCTTAATGTAATATTAGATAGTAACCCAACCAATGGAGTAAGTTTTTTATTCTCTATTAATGTGGTTAGCGAATATCAAACAAATTATTTTAGTGGGGTATTTAAAACCACACCGGTAAATACAGACGATATATTAATTGGAGTTGATGCTAATGCTTCAGCAACAAATCTCTTAACCTATTTACAAACTTTTACAGTTCCTGCTTACATTACTTTTAGTAGAACTGGTAATACTGTTCATTGTGATGTAGAGCCTGATAATTCAAGTGAAGGGAATATCAATATAAGTTATAGTTCAACTGCCGGTATTACATACGAAATAATTAACACAAATGTAAAGTTAGCTTTGACTTATGCTTTAGTAAGAAGCACGTATTCTTTACGCATAACTCCAAACGTGTTATTTGATACGGTAACAATGGAATTTTTCGCTTATGGTGGAGATGTAAATACAATGCCAACACTACCAAACTATCAACTATCAAAACAGGTTGTTCAGTTAGGGCAAAGCACAATATCATTTGACATTAACCATTTAATTAAAGAGAATACAAATCCAACTATTGATAATTATCTTTTGGCAGGATTACAACCTACTCAACCCGATGCTACTTGTTGGGTTAAATATGATGCGTTATGCTTTGATTATAATGACCAAGTTTTTCAAGTTGAAGGAACATTGTTAGCGATGTATGGTTATGGCTATTTTAACGAAGGTTTCAATCCTCAATTATCAAGTAAGGTTTTAATATCTAATAACAATCAAAGACATTTTAGAGGCCAAGATAATAGGCTGTATTTTATTACGGATGGATTAACTTCTTTAGATGTTAATGGGGATGCAGTTGTGGTTACTGCAAATTTAGATTTAAATACAGAGTACATTCAAAGCATTAATTTAAAAGATTACGATAGTGGCGATGTTATAACTTGTGAGTTTGTTTATGAAGATGAAACACGTACAATTACTTACGATGTTTTAGAGGGATGCAAATACCCAGTTATCAACTGCGTTTTTATAAATAAGTTCGGATTTCCACAATCATTTTTCCTTACGTTGGTAAACAAAATAACAGATGAGGTTGATGGCGAAGATTACAGAGGGTTGACTTCTAACTTTGGGATTTATAATACAACGGATCACCAATACAGCACGTTTAATTTAAACGGAAGAAGTGAAATCATTTGTAATACTGATTACTTAAACGAGATTGAGAACGAGAACATAAAACAGATGTTACTTTCAGAGAAGAAATGGTTTATTGAAGATGGCGAAATA